CAGTTGTATCTTTCAGCGGTGGCGGGTAGCACCTGGTATTCATCGCCACGCATCACGCTGACAACCCAATGGCGGCGTTATGTTCTCACGACATCGACACTGTCCGCGTTAGGTTGGGCATTCTGTGTCGGCACCGATCTACGCGATACGGTCGGACAGACCAGTACGACAGGTGGCACTGTTTTCGCGTGGGGAATGCAACTTGAGTTGGGCGGCTTCCCGACATCGTTTATTTTAACGACCGGATCAACGGTGACACGCGCGGCTGACAGTTGCGTGATCCCATCCGCGAACATGACACCGTGGTATTCCGCCACAGCCGGATCATGGCAAGCGGAGTTCGATTTCATCGATGCGACATCGGCGGCACCAGCGGGGCGGATCATAACCCAAGGCGCGCTCGCGAATACCGCTGCCCTGCACATGCCGGGTGCGCCCGCGTTCACCGTGGGCCAGTTCGATGGTGCCGCGGCGATGAACGCGGTGACAACCGTAAGCGCGAACACTGTAACTCGTGCCGCGACGACATGGGCTGTTGGACAGGCTAAGGTATGCACGCGCGGGGGTCCTGTCGCATCATCCGCGTCGCTTACAACGGGATACGGTGGCTATGCCACCAATGGTGTCCGTTTCATGACTGCTGTTAATCCCGCCTTGTCGAATTACGGCCACATCCGTGTGATACAATACTGGCCCCGTGTCCTGCCCGACGCTGAGATGCAACAGGTGACGACGTAATGGATTATCTCTGGACGTTCCCGCGCACGGGCCTGGACAAGGCCCTGACCGGCCTGACCGCGCTGCGGATCGAGCTGGGCCTGCCCTCCGGCACGCTGCCCGGCAACGCGCTGGGCGACCCGCGCGATGCCAGCGGCGCCGTCGTCACGCCGCTGCCCGCCGATGATCTCGCCAAACCCGCGCCCGACCCGACGGCGTGGATCGGCCGCCCCGGCAGCGCGGCGAGCAGCTACGAGGACATGGACGGTAAGACGATCGACGTGCCGGCGAGGGGCGATCCGTCGAAGTACTACATGCACATCCGCACCGGCCAGGACGTGGAGAAGTTCGACCCGTCGCAATATGGGTTGATGCCCTCCGACCCGGCCGAGAGCGCCGCCGTGCTGGGCGTGTGGGCCGGCGACGTGGTGCCGACCTGATGGCCAGGAGCGGGCCTCGGGCTTACGGCGTCGGCGGCTACTCCACGGGGCCGTATGAGCGGTATCCCGCGACGTTCATCATCTCCTCGCCCTGCTCGGTGGGCGTATGGACGCCGAGTGGCATATGCGGCGGCAATGGGACGGCGCCGCGCCTGACGACGAAGCCGCGATCTTACGGCGTGGGTTCGTTCGGCGTCGGCGCTTACGAGCGGTCGCCCGGCGCATCGAATATGTGGAAGCCACCGGCGGCCTGTTCGCCGGGCATCTGGAGCGCGGCGGCATGAGCGGCTTTTCTACTACCCCGAACTTCGCTCTGAAGAAGCCCGTCACCGGCGCCGACGATGACATGTGGGGCACGCACTGGAACCAGAACGCCGACGCGCTCGATACGCTGATCAAGACCGTGCAGGACAGCTCTGGCGTTAAATCGTTCAATACCCGCGCCGGCGCCGTGACGCTGACTCTGGCCGATGTCACAGGAGCCGGGGGCGCGCCGAGCGTGAACCCCGCGTTCTCCGGCGGCATGAGCGTGAAGACGACCGGTAACGACACCGGACTGACGTTTCTTGATGGCTCCGGCGCCGGACGCGGCGCGGTGTTCTGGCAATTCGCGACCGGCAGCGTCTTGTTATACAATCAGAACGGTGGCGGCTCCGCCATGGTTGATCAGTCAGCTAATTTCAGCATCAACGGCGGCGCCTATAAACCCGGTGGTGGCGCGTGGTCATCAACCTCGGACGCGAGGATCAAGGACGTACAAGGCGAGTATGAAAGCGGGTTGACGGAGGTTATCGCGCTTCGACCCGTGCGGTATCGCTACAAGGGCAATGACGCGGTGACGGCAGACGCCGCCTCGCCGCACGCCGCCGTAATGGGGCAGGAGTTCATCGGGCTGATCGCGCAGGAGGTTGAGCCGGTCATGCCTGAGATGGCGCGGATGGGCGAAGGGTTCATTGACGGGGAGCCGGTGAGCGACCTTAGAAGCCTCGATACCACGGCACTGCTGTTCGCCCTGGTCAATGCCGTCAAGGCGCTGGCGGGCAGGCTGGACGCCCTTGAAACCATGAGGAACCCCTGAGATGCCAACCAACGCGGGCGAGATGACCCAGACCCCGCCGGGGGACCCGCAATGGGTCGCCGCCGACGGCAAATACCATTACGGCTACGCCAACCTACCCAACCCGGCGCGACCGCACACCGTCCCGCCGTCCACCGGCACAAGGCGGGATTTCTGGCGGCGCAATGGCGGGTGGAGTGGCACAAGGGGAATCGCCGGCTGGCTTTTCCGTGTGCCGCGCGACCCGGCCGGGACGTGGTTCATCAGCACGGCCGACGATAGCGTGGAAACGACCCTGGTCACGCCGCCCACGGCGATGAAGCCGCCCGCCGGGGTGCGCTGATGCCGGACACCACCACCGCCGTCCTGGCGCTCATTAAGCCCGAGGTTGGGGCATCAAGAGATAGTTGGGGTTCCAAGACGAACATCAACTGGGACACGCTGGACACCTACGTTTCGCAGTCCGCGCCGATCGGCATGATCGCCGATTTCGCCGGCCCCAACGCGCCGAGCGGGTGGCTGATCGCGGATGGCCGGCTGATTTCGCGCGTTACCTACAGCAACCTTTTCGCTGTGATCGGCACGTATTACGGCGCCGGTGACGGCTCGACCACCTTCGCCCTGCCCTCGCTCAACGGCCGCTCGACCGTCGGCCCCGGCACGGTCATCGATCAGATCGGCACCAGCACGGCATACGCGCTCGGCCAGAAATTCGGCAATGTCTACAACAACATAACGCAGGCGTATCTGCCGGCCTACAACCTCGTCACCGATTACCAGGGCACGCACAGTCACTCTGGCGTCACGACCACGGCGGGGCCGTGGAGTGCCCCCACCGACGTGAACGGCCAGCATACGCACGGTGATTTCACCGGCCCCATCAGCGCCGATCACACGCATTCCGGCGTCACCAACTTCACCGGCGAGCACACGCATCAGGTGCTTGAGGCCGGACATTCCGGCGGTAACATCGCGACGGGCAGCGGCGCCGGCAACGCGGCCGTGGCGACCTCGACCAGCGGCGGCGGCGCGGCCAATCATCAACACAGCTTCACGACCGGCGGCTCCAGCAGCGGCCACTACCATCAGATCTACGGCGACGGGAGCCACGCTCATACCGCCACCGTCCCCGCGCACCAGCACGGCATCTACGCGGATGGCAACCACGCGCACAACGTCAACCTCGGCGGCGGCGGCTACCCGTTCGAGGTCCTGAACCCCATTCTTGTCGTTACGAAGATAATATATGCGGGCCAACAAGCTTCCACGCGCGCCGTGCTCGACGCCGCCCCGGCGCCCGCTTCGTTCGCTGACGCCAACGACGAGATGGCGGCCATTCGCGAAGAGCTCGCCGCGTTGAAGGCGCTGCTGATGCCGGCCACGCGGCGGGTCATATCGAGCCCGTCCAGGGGACCGCACTAAGCCATGCCACGCGTCCCACAGGCACCCCCGCCGGGCGTGGTCCGGAACGCCACGTCAGAGGCGACACCGGGGCGGTGGTACGACGTTAACCTCGTCAGGTTCCGCGGCGGCCAGATCCAGCCCATCGGCGGCTGCGTGGGGATAACCGCCAGCGTTTTGGGCGAGGTTGGGCCGCCCCGTGATATTCTGACGTGGCACGACAACCAGCATGTGCGCTGGGCGGCCTACGGCTGCGACACCGGGCTCTATGCTTATCGGTTTGATACCGAGACATTATACGTAATAACGCCCGCCGGTGTCGGCCCGCTCGACCCGCCCGGCGCGCTGGTCGGGTATGGGCTTGGCGACTACGGCTCGGACGCTTACGGCACCAGACGGGACGCCGGCGACATCGGGCCGCAGGACATCGCCGCGACCATGGGCGACCGGTGGTCGATGGACACGTTTGGCGAGGATCTGATGGTCGTGCCGACGCAGGAGGGGCACCTCTACCGGTGGAGCCCGTTGACGCCGGCGACACCCGCGGCGTTGGTGACCGGCGCGCCGGACCAGAACCGCGGCGTGATCGTGACGGATCAACGCCACGTCGTGCTGCTCGGCGCCGGCGGCGACCCACGCAAGATCGCCTGGTCCGATCAGGAGAACCCCAACGTGTGGGTGGCTGACGTGGCCAACCTCGCCGGCGACAAGATGTTGCAGACGCAATCCTATGCGATGACGGCGGCGAAAGTCTCTGACGGCATCCTGATCTTCACGAGCAATGACGTTCACAAGATGCAATATGTCGGCGCGCCTTACGCTTACGGCATCACGCAGATCGCCGCCGGCTGCGGCCCCCTCGCGCCGCGCGCCGTGGTCGGCGTCGGATCGTTCCTGGCGTGGCCGGGCACGCAGACCTTCTGGTCCTACTCTGGCGGGTCGATCACGCCATTGAAATGCGACGTGCAGGACTGGTTCTTTTCGCTGGTCAACCGGCAGATGGTCGGGCGCGTATTCGGCTCGCCCAATCCCGCGTTTTCCGAGTTGTGGTGGGACTGGCCGGACGAAGGCTCGCTGGAGTGCAACCGCTACATCGTGCTGAACTACGGCGATCCGGCGCACCCGTGGACAATCGGGGCGCGGGCGCGCACGGCCGCCGACCCGTCGGGGGCGGCGGATTATCCGGTGTTAGGTGGCTTTACTGATCCGTCTTTGGTGTATTGCGCGCTTTTCCTCCACGAATACGGCTGGACCGATAACGGCGCGCCGCGCGCGCCCACCGGCGAGATCTACGCCGAGAGCGGCGCCATCACGCTGGGTGAGGGTGATCGGCGGCTGCACGTCCGCCAGGTCATCTTCGACGCCGATCCGTCCGAGGCGCCGATCGGTTATCGCTTCTTCACGCGCGAGCAGCCGTCCGACCTGGCCGGCGAGCGCGACACCGGGCTCTACACCGAGATCCACGACGGGCTGATGGATGTGCGTTTCAGCGGCAGATCGGTTCGCATGCGGATGGAAGCCATGGTTGACGGCGCGTTCGCCGTCGGCCGCCCGCGCCTCGACATGAAGCCTGGGGGTCCGCGCTGATGGCGATGCGCCCCTACCACCCGCCGGCGCCGTTCGCCGTCCCGGCCGGTGGCACGGTCGAGGACCGGCTCGCCGCCGTCGCCGTCGAGCTCAACCGCAAAGCCTACGCCGGTGTCGGCAACCCGGCGGTGCGGTTCATCGGGCTGCTTTCGCCCGACGGGACGACATGGAAGCTCTCAGTCGATAATACTGGCGCGGTTCACACCGAGGTTGTTCCGCGATGAGCACGACCACCCGCAAGACGTTTCCCCCGCCGCCGGCGCCGCACCCGGCCGTGCTCCCCGTGGAGCCCGCCGCCCTGGTCGGCGCGCCGGTCACCCCGGTGAAGATCATCCCGGAAATCCCGCTGGTAAGCGCCGTGCTGTTCCAGGCCACCAACGGCACTGTCTGGCGCATGCGGATCAGCCCGATGGGCACGCTGCTGATCGATCCGGCGCCGTGACCGAGGACGAGCGCCGCCTGCGGCTGGAAAAAGCCCTGGCCTACGGCGGCACGCACGACCTCGCTGATCTCGCGGCCATGGTGCATAAAGGCGAAGCGCAGTGGTGGGGTGACGGGGACGGCATGATCGTCACCGAGATCCATACCTATCCGAAACTAAAGGCGCTGTCCTACTGGCTGATCGCCGGCGAGCTCGGCGCGTGCCTGTCGATGGAAGACGAGATCAACGCGTGGGGCGTCGAACAAGGCTGCACCGTCGCCGTCTCCACCGGCCGCCGCGGCTGGGTGCGCGCGGCGGCGAAGACCGGCTGGCGGCCGCGGCCGCATATGTTTCCGGTGTGGAAACCATTGGTGAACCGAAATGAGTAAGAGTAAGCCGCAGGAAACCACGACCGCCACCAACACATCCACCCAGATCCCCGACTGGTTGACCAACGCCGCGCAACAGGCGGTCACCACGGGCCAAAGCCTCAGTCAGCGGCCGTATGATCCTTATACCGGGCAGATCGTCGCGACACCCGGCGCGGATATCAACCAGTCGTATCAGCAGGTCCGCGACATGCAGGGCCAGCAGACCGGGGCGTATGACGCGGCGAAGGGCGCCTACGGCAACCTGATCGGTCAGGTCAATCCGATCACGGCGGGCGGCGTCAATGATATCGCCAGCCAGCTCTACGGTGGCTACCAGCAAAACGTGCTGAACCCGGCGCAAGGTCTGCTCGGGCAGTTCGCCGCCGGCGGGCCGGCGACGGCGCAACAGGTCGGCAGCAACGCCAGTGCGTTGATGTCGCCTTACGCACAACAGGTGATCGACCCGACGATCGCCGCCGGGCAGCAGCAACTGGCGTTGGCCAATCAGAAAATCGCCGGGCAGGCGGCCAATGTCGGGGCGTTCGGCGGATCGCGTCAGGGCGTCAACGAAGGCGTGGCGTCGGCGCAGACGGCGCTCGGCACGCAACAGCAAATCGGTCAGATGTTGCAGACCGGGTGGGGTCAGGCGCTGACGCCCGCCAGCCAGCTCGCGCTGCAAAGCGGGCAGCAGGCTTACGGCGCGTCGGGCCTGTTGGCGAACCTCGCGCAGACCGGCTACGGCAACGCCGCGACGCAGGCGGGCAACATCGCCAACACCAACCTGTCAGCCGGTCTGACCGCCGCGTCGGGCCTCACCGGCGCGGCCACCGCCGAGCAGCTCGCCAACCAAAAAGACGCGTCCCTGTTGCAGACGATCGGCGCCGGGCAGCAGAACCAGCAGCAACAGGTCGACAACGCCCAGATGGCGCAGTTCTACGAACAGCAGGGCTGGCCCGTGCAAAACCTCGACCTTTTGCTCGGCACGCTCGGCGGCGTGCCCTACTCGACCACCGGCACCGGCACCAACACCTCGACCGCGAACCTCAACAAGAATGTCGCCGGCGGCGCCGTCGGCGGGGCGCTGTCGGGTGCCGCGACCGGCGCCGCGGTATCGGGCGGCAACCCCTACGTCGCGGCCGGTGGCGCGGTGATCGGTCTGCTGGGGAGTCTTGGCTGATGGCGTATGGCACCGACGACGCGGCACTGGCGAGCCTGTTTTCCACCGGCGCGGGGTCGGCGTATTCGCTGCCGTCGGGATCACTGCAAGGCACTGATCTCAATAGCGCTTTCACCCAATACCAGCCGGGTGGCGGCGACTGGTGGGATCGCAACTTCGGAATGAACAGTGGCGCCAGCTCAGGCGACCTGGCCAAGGCGTTGCAGGGCGCCAGCAAGGGGCTTGGCACGCCCGCCGGCACCGGCGCCCCGCCGATGGCACCCGCCCCGGGCGTCGGCCCGTCCGGCTCGCCGCGCGCGCCGTCCTCGCTCGATCAGCTCGTGCGTCTGCTGCAACAGCGGCGCGAGGCGTTGCTCAACAGCGCCACCGGCGTCGGGCAGGCGGCGCAGCCACTACCGGCGGCCAGGGCTACCGGCCTTCTCGGTTTCTAAGGCGTAACGATTATGGCCGATGACCCCAAAGACCAGCAACAGTCGCCCCAGGTCACCTGGTCCCCGCCGGGCGACTGGCGGGATCCGACCAGCCAGGGCAACGATTTTTGGACCAACCTCGGCCAGATGACGGGGGCGAACATCCAGCCCCAGAACGCGGCGCAGGCGCAGTCGATCGCCGCCGCCGGGTGGACGGCGCATCCCACGGCGGGTGGCGGGGGTGTCGGGGGCATCGGCGGCGGTGGCGGTGGCATGGCCGGGGCGCCTGGCGCCCCTGGTGGTGGGCCCATGACGTTGGAGCAGCTCGTGCGAATGCTACAGCAGCGCCAGGGCGGCGCGGCCGGGGTGGCCCCCGGCGCCGCCGTGCCGGGTCTGCTGGGGAGAGTTTAATGGCTGACGACACCACCGACACCACCGCCCCGCCGTCAGCGGCGGGCATGGACCCGGCACTACTGCAACGCCTGCTCGGCCAGCTCACCGCCGCGCCGCCCCCGGCCCCGCCGCAACCGTCGGCGTCATCGCACGAGGGGCGCGGGTTTCTGTCGTTGCTGGGCGAGGCGCTCGGCGGCGGGCAGCAATACGGCTCGACGGCGGAACGCGAGCAGGGCGGGCTGGCGGCGGCGCAGGCGCTCGGCGCGCGGATGATGCAGGCATCGGACTGGAGCTACCAGCCGCACACGTTGGGCTCGATCATCGGTCAGGGCTACGGCGCGGCGCGCGAAAGCCTCGGCCAGACGCAGGCGGTCTCGGCGGCCCGCGCCGCGGCGGCTTACGACCAGCAGCGGCAGGGCCAGCAGGACCAACTCGCGCGGCTCAAAGAGGCGATCCCGCTGCTGACGCTGCAACAGCAGCAGTCGCTTTTGGCGAAGACCGCCGCGCAGCCGTCTTCGCTCGCGGGCGGCGGCGGCATCGGTGGGGTTGGCGGCGGTGACGGTTCGTTCCTGTCCGCGCTGGCCAGCATCGAGAGCGGCGACACGAACATCGTCAGCCGCGTGGACAAGGACAGCAAAGGGTTGACGCTGGCGCAGGGCGGCAACCCGGCTGAGATCAGCCAGGGGCATTTTCAGATCAATCCCGGGACGTGGCGCGACTTCGCGAAAGCGGCCGGCGTGGACACGACCCAATACCCAACCCCGATGTCAGCGCCACGCGAGGTCCAGGCACAGGTGGCGTCGGTGATCCCGCTGGCCCGGTTCGGGCCGCGCACGCAGGAGATGTTGCGCCAGAAATTCGGTGACCTCGACACCAGCCGGACGATCGGCGCGCTCAATGGCGCGCGCGCCCCGGCGGCGCCGGGGCAGCAGCCCGGTGCGGCGCCGCTGCCGCCGGCGGTCAAGGTCGCGGGCCCTGGTGCCGGCAACCTACCGACACCGCTGATCCCGCCAGCCAGCCCGCCGCAGCCGCCGGGGCAGCCGATCGCGGGACCGCCATCGGTGGAGCCCGAGACCGGCCTGCCGGTGGCCGGCGGGGGCCCGCCGGGCGCCGCCACGCCATCGCCGTCCCTTGCCGCGCCACCGGCCGCGGCGCCGGACATGCCTGAGTTCCAGTATACCCCGCGCCCGATCCCCGCCGCGCTGCTACCCTCCGGCGGGCTGTCGCCGGCCGAGCAGGTGACGTTCAACCAGGCGCGCGCGGCTTATGAAAACGCGATCCACATTCCCGGCATCACCCCGCAACAGCGACAGGCCGCCGAGACCGTGTTGCAGAAAACCCTTGACAGCCAACTGACCGTACAGGCCGGGCACGCCAAGGAGCTGTCCGACGCGATCGTGAAGTTTGGCGAAGCGGACTATAAACAACAGGACGCGACCTTTCAGGAGAAACTGAAAGCCGCCATCGCGCAGCAGGCGGCGACGGTCGAGGACCAGCGCAAGCAGGAAGACGCGCGACGCACGCAGGCCAACGCGATCATACTGGAACAGGAGCGAGGCAAGCAGGCGCGCGACACCGAGGCGGCCAAGATCGAGGGCAACTACGTCGTCGGACAGCGTAACGAGTTCGACAAGGCGCGCGGCGATATACGCGGCAATCTCGATAACTTCCAGATGCTGCGCGCGTTTTCCGACGCGGCCGGGAAATCGACGGCGCTTGAAAACATGGAATACGGCGGTAAATCAGGGCGTGACATTCTGGTGCAGGCCGGCATGGGCACGCAGGCGCAACGCGAGAAATGGGGCACGCAGCAGGCGTTCCAGGGGCTCATCAATAAGACCATCATGGGCCTGCGCGGCGGCTTCTCCATGGGCGCGCTGTCCGACCGCGATATGGACTTCCTGAAGAACCTCGCGCCAAACCAGATGCAAGACCCACAGACCCGTTCCGATATCATATCGTATCTGGAGCAGGCCGAGTTCCGCAAACGCGATTACATGAACAAGGTCGAAGACCTCTACGACAACGGCAACGGCATGAAGTGGTGGCAGGCGAAGCGCGCGGCCGACGCGGCCCTGCCCGACTTCGTCGTGAAAATGCCGGTGGATTTCGACAAGCTCCCGCCACCCATGCAGCACCAGTTCCTGCGCGAGAATAACCTTCGCCACGGTAACATCGTGCGGTTGCAGGAACGTTCGGCGGACGGCACGGTCCACCCCGGCAAGCTCAGCCGCATCGAGCTGGGGGGTGGCTGACATGGCGGACCTGATCACCGACGACAACATGCCAATCCGGCTCAACACCGGCCCCGGCGGAAGCATCGGCGCTCCGGTGGTGACGGCGCCGCCGTCGGACGACACCCAGCCGGTCAGGACGCCGACCTTTCTGGACAAGTCCCACGCGCAGCTCCCCAGCGACACCCGCCGCGGCTTCTGGGGCGGCATCGGGCATGACGTGGCGCTTGGCACGCGTGACGCCGTGTCGGGGGCTCTCAGCCTGCCGCTTCAGGCGGTGGACGCGCTGACCTGGCAGAACCGCGCGCTCGGCAACGCGTTCGGGGACCAGACCACGGCGCCGATCAAAGCACCGTCCACCATGCTGGACGAGTGGCTCGACAGGTTCGCCAAACCCGAGACCGACAACGAGAAAATCCGCTCCGAGGCGATCCGCGCCGGCGCCGGCGTGCTCAGTCCCATGGCGTTGGGCACCGCCGTGCCGCGCCTGGTCGGCGCCGTCTCACCCTACATCCGCCCGTTGATCGGCACCGAGCCGGTGGCGTCGGCGCCGCTGGCGGCCGGCCAGATCGCCACCGGCGCGGCCGGCGGCGCGGCCGGCGAGGCGGCGGCGTCGAGCGATACCGTGCCAGACTGGCTCAAGCCGACCGTGCGGCTGGGCGCCAACGTCGCCACCGCCGTGGGAGGGGGTAAGGTCTCCGACGCGGTCGGCAAGCTCTACAACATGGCGCAGGGCTACCAGACGCCGATCGCCCAGGCACTGGACCGGCTGCGGATCTTCCCGCGCACCGCCGGCGCGGTGACCGAGGACGCGAACACGCGCACGCTGGAAGCCGGCATGAGCAAGCTGCCCTTCGCCGCCGGGGTGTTGCAGCCGGCGCAGCGCGACACGGCGGGGCAGTTCCACAGCGCGGTCGAGGACACCGCGCGCCTGCTCGGCGGCGAGAAAACCGCGCAGGAAGCCGGCGGCAGCGTGCAGTCTATTTTACAGGACTGGCACGCCAACACGTTCCCGAAAGAGCAGAACGCGATCTGGAACCCGTTGAATGAAAAGCTCGCCGGCGCGCCGGTCGATGATTCCTTCTACCGCAAGGCGCTGACCGACATGGCCTACCCGCCGCGGCTGTCGAACATGCCGGCGACACAGCAGGCTTACGGCTCAGGCATGGCGAAGGACTGGCTCGATCGGCTGAACAGCGATCTGCGCGGACGTAATACGCCGCTGACCTGGGACGAGGCGCACGCCATCAAGGAGCAGATCGGCAAGGCGATGGGCACGCCGGAAATCATCGACAGCATGGGCATGGAACGGCTGCGCTCGCTCTACGGCGGACTGTCCGAGGGGATGAAATCGACCGCCGAAAAAGCCGGGCTCGGGCAGGATTTCAGCGTGGCCAACAAGAGCACGATCGACGCCCATAACTTCATCGAAGGCACGTTGAGCAAGGCCATCAAATCGCGCAACCCGGGCCAGGAAATGATCGACCCCGACACCGCCGCCCGGTCGCTGTTGGGCAGCAACACCGCGATGCAGGATCTGCGCGAGCGGGTGCCGCAGGCGGCCGACGCGCTCGGCGCGTATCAACTGCGCCAGGCCGCGCTCGCCAAACCCGGCCAGCAGGGCGCCACCGACACGCCGTCGGCGGGAACGTTCCTGACCACCCTACGAAAGCAGCAGATCGAACGGCCCGAGGGCATGGCGGCGCTCTACAATCAACCCGAGGTGCAGTCGAACCTGAAAGATTTGCTGACGGTCGCCGGCAACATCCGCGAGACCGAAAAGCACATGAACACGTCCGGCACGGGCACCGCGCTGGCGGCCGGGCAGGCGGCCACCTTCATCCCCCGGGTGCTGGCGGCGGGGTATTACGGCGGCGTTCCCGGCGCGGTGGCGCAGACCACCATGGACGTGGCGCCCTACGGCGCGGCCAAGGCGCTCACGTCGCCGCTGGCGATCCGGCTGGCCGGCACGCCGCCGGGGCCGCGGCAACCGCTCGCCCCGCTGGCGGCCGGACTGCTCGGGTATCTCGCGCGCTAGGCATGCGTGATCAGGAAAACCACGAGCAAAAAGACGCCCACAATAATGAACGGAAGGCTCAACAAGGTCAGCATGATCAGCGTCTCCAGCCGAGCGGCGGCGCCGGCGGCGTTGGGTCGGGAATCATCAGCGAGGGGCTACCAGCAGGTAGCGTCGGCGGCATGTAAGCCGGTTGCGGGTAGGGCAGCCGCGATGGCGGTGCATAACGCGGTGCGACCTGGGGATAACCCGGGGCGGGGTATTGCGCCGAGGCGGCGGCCGGGGTGAGCATCATGGCCGCGATGGCCAGTCGGGGTAAACGGTTCATCGGTGTATCCTTGTTTGCAGTGCCGTGCAGTATCTGGGGAGAGGTAGGGCATAATGCGAGAGCCATCAGCAAAAGAATTGGCGACGTTCCTGCGCGTGTTCCGATCGATGAACAGACACGAGCCACCGGACCCGGAGGGTCAACTCGGCCGGGTGTGGGACTGGCTCAACGATCTATCAGCCGGCGGTCATATAAATTCGGGACGCCAGTTGCCGCTTCGCCTTCCCATCGCGCCGCCTGACGGTCCATTTGCTCGGCGGCCACCCTACGGCTGACCCGGCCATAAACCGTCGGGATATCTTCCCAGTCCATCGCCGCTTCGTTTCGCAGATCGGCGGCGAGCTGGCGGCAGGCGCGCGCCATCGTGGCCGGGTTGACGGCGCGTTCCTGGCCGCCGCGGCGTTGGGTCATGTGACGATCAGCCAGACCAGCCAGCCGGCGCAGCCCCACGTGACGGCGAGCAGCAGGATGATGGCGAAGGCGTAAAGGCGCGGGGTCATGTTTTCGGCTCCCGGGCCAGGACTTCCAGCAGCGGCCGCAACAGATCCCGCTGCGATACAAGCCACGCATGATGTCCTGACGCGGCGGCTTCATCGGCTTCGGACAGGCTGTAGTTCAACCGCAGCATGGCTTCTGTCCCCAGCAGCAGGCATACGGCCTGACATGCTCTTAATACGCTTTCGCGTTCATCATGCGGGGTCACCAGAGCGCGTCCATGGCCGCCGTCACGAACGCCGTGGCCTGCGGGACGACGATTGAATTGCCGTAACCGCGCAGCCGTCCCACGCGGGCGGCAGCCCCATGAGCCAGCGGGAATGAGCCGGGTTCAACTGGCCGCCATTTGTTGTCCCGGCAGAGCAGCCAGTCAGCATCTCGCCACGAGCCGTTAACCGGGCCGGGCCGCTCGCCGCCAGCAACACCGCGCCGTCCAGATCGCGGCCCCCGGTGTGTGTCTTCGTCGGGTTCAGGTTCGGGCCACCGCTCGGCGTGTTCGGCGTCGGCCAACCCGCCATGATCACTGCCAGTGCAAGGCTGCCATTCAAACCCCTCCCGTCGCGCGTCATCTCGCGCTGCTTCGCTTCCGGCGTCATGCGGTCGCGGTTGTCGTCCTGCACCGTCGGCGTCGGCCAGCCAGTACAGTCGCTGTCTGATGTGCGGCGCGCCGAAGCCCGCAGCGCAGGTATCGACCGCCCCGACGGCGTAGCCCTGTCCTTCCAGGTCAGCCGATACAAGGTCGAACCACGCGAGGCCGCCTCGGTTCGCGACCTGTTCGCCAAGCAAAGGGACAGATCGCGGCTTGCCGTGCGTGAGGAGGCGCAGGAAGACGGGCCAGAGGTGCCGCTCGTCAGCAAACCCAGCTCGGCCGCCCGCCGCGCTGAAAGGCTGGCAGGGGAGGGAGGCGGTCCACACGGGGCGGCCGTCGGGCCAGCCGGCGGATCGCAAGGCGTAAGACCAGGCGCCGATGCCGGCGAAGAAATGGCACTGATCGAAATCGAATAATTCATCCGGGGCGACATCCTCGATGCTCCGGCCGTCCACGACGCCGGGGGCGATGTGTCCGTCCTTGATCAGTTCCCGCAGCCACGCGGCGGCGTTCGGGTCGTTCTCGTTGTAATAGGCCCAGGCGGTCATGCTTTCGCGTAACGCGACCCGCGCGCGCCTTTCGTGCTCAAAGGAAAACCGTGCGCCCAGGCGGGGGTCTCGCTCATCAGCGCGCACATCTCCTCGACCGAGCCGAAACCGGTTTCCGGCTCGGCCACGATCTCGTCATGGATCAATGTGATCGGGCGGTAGCCGGCCCGTTCCAGGCGCAGGGTCGCGGTGACGAGGAGGTCACGACACAGCCCCTGTACCGCGTTCTCGGTCAACCTGCCCCCGTACGTTCCCTGCCGTTCCCATTTACGGGTCTTGTTGTTGACCGCCATGTACGTCACGCAATCGGAATTGTATTTGTTCTTCTCCACCAACGGTTGCGAATACCAGAGGTAACGCCCCGACGGCAGGCGCATCCGCAGCCATTTGCGGTCCTGCCTGAAACGGATGCGACCGCCACTGACGGCGGTGATCATGCCGGGATGCTTCACGGCGCCGATCGCCGCTTCGTTCATGTCGCGCCACAGCTCGGGGATTCTGGCGTAGGTCTCGCGGTAGACATCGATGGCGCGTTGCGCCGCGCCCGGCGTCAGCAGGATTCCCGCCTGCACGAGGCAGGTTTCCCTGAATTTCCACCAGCCCATCTGGTAGCCCGCGCCGAGTACGAGGGTTTTTCCAACGTGGCGCTCGACGCTGTCCTTGGTGATGGTTTTCGGATCCAGGCCATACACGCGCCCGGCCATTTCCTCGTAGATTTTCCGCTCATCGCGGAACGCGCGCAGCAGATCCGCCTGCCCGGCCAGCCACGCCACGCCGACCGCCTCAACGGAAGAGAAATCGCCGGTGGCGATGTCGTGGCCGTCGGCCGGGATGATCGCCCCGCGCAGCATTTTCGATATGACATCGAGCGGCGGGCCGACGATCGCGTCCACCGCCGCGGCGCCCTGGTCGAGCATGGCGCGATCGGCGTCCCAGTTGGCGGACACGTCGCGCGGGAAGTTCTGCACCTGTAGTCCCTGCGAGATATACCGCCCGGTGTTGGCGCCGTGGTAGCCGAGCAGGCCGCGCACGCGACCGTCAGCAGACGCGCGATCAAGGATGGCCTCAAGCTTTTTCACGCTGATCTTGCCGGCTTCCAGGCGCGTCCGCAGCGCCACGCGCTCGGTCTCGCCCACCCGCGGGTCAGCGATCAGACGCAACACGTCGCGCCGGCGCAGCTCGGGCGCGGGCTTCTCCTCCTCTTCGATCTCGGCTTCGTCCTCGACCTCGACGCCGGTATCAGGGTCGGCCTTCAACTCGCCGTCGATGATGCCGGCGATCGGGTCGCGCACCAGCTCCGGCGGTGGCGACAGGTCCACACCGCGCCGCAGCAACCACGTCTTCAGCCCGCCGATGTTGGACGCGCGGGTCACCGCCCCGCGCGTGGCGCGGATCATGTCGGCGTCCAACAGGTCGCGGGTCTCCTCCGCGACGTGCCGGGCGGCGTAAACGAAATCGAGATCGAACCGCACGCCGCGGTCGTTGATGGTCTCCGTCAGATCGTAAACGTCGAGCTCGTCGGGCGGCACGCCGGGGGTCGATCGATACACCGCGCGCTCCACCTTCACGTCGGTCGAACAATAATCCGACAGCCGCGCCATACGGTCGTCATCCTGCCACCAGACCGCCGCGCCGGTCGCCGGGTCGATCGATCGCGGCCGGCACATTTGCAGCATCAGCCGGTAGCCGACGCCATCTTTCTTGACGCCCAGACCGAGCGCCGCGCCGGCGCCGTCGAGACTGCCGGGCAGAGCCAGCATGCGGGCGCGGGCCATGGTACAGGTCCACCGGTCGATCGGTATCAGCGGCCAGCCGTAGCGAGGATGTAGCACGCGCTCGATCAAGATCCGCTCAAACTGGGCATTATGAGCGACCACGTCGATCATCGGATCAGCCATCGCCGCGACGAAGCGCGCCGGCAGCTCGCGGCCAGGGCGCCATTCCACCGGCTCCTCCATGCCGATCGCCAGCCGCGCGACGGTGACATCCGTCGAGGGGTCGTCGGCGTAGACATAGACGCCGGTGGCGCGCAGATCGACCCTCGACCGCGTCTCAAGATCCATGAACAGCACGCGGCCGAGGGTCGCCATCGATTAAAACTCCTCTTCGCCTTCCGGCTCCAACGCGATGGCGTCGAAGTCCTGCCCGGGGGAGGTGCGGCCAAACGTGCTGGCGTGTTGCAACAACTGGACGTTGTTCAATCCCATCGATACGCCGACCGAGACGTTGTTATATACGAACGGCCGCATGGTGACGTTGGCCCAGCGCCCGGCGTAGACCTGCGCCTTATCGGTGACCGGGCTCAGGTCGGCATGCACGATCGCCGGCTTCTCCTTGCTCGACCCTGAGATGAAATGCCAACCCGGCTCGTAGCCGGCGATGCCTGATTTCTCCTCACACGGTCTCACGACCTTGTCGGCCAGCCGGGCATTGGACGGCCACCGCGCGCGGTTTTTCCCCCACGCCTGCTCGCAGGCGTCGGTCAGGGCGTCCATCACCGGGCCGATGTCAAACGTCGGTGGCAGCAGGATGGTGGTGGAATATTTCTCTTCCGCGCCATTGAAGGAACGCGGCTCCAGCAGCGCCGGGTAACTCAGCCGCCCCGGGCCGAGACGTAACGTCTTCGTGATGATCTTGGTTTGCATGGCCATCGGTTTGATCAGTCCTCTGTTTGAACGGTTTCAAAGCCCAGCCGCGGGCCGACGGCCGGGCGGGGGTCGTGGTCCGGCGCCAGCGTGGTGCCGGGGTCGCTCATCGTCACCAGCGACTTCCAGTCGGCCGGTGGCTTTATTTTGTGAGACTTCAGCGCTTTTTCCGCCTGCGTGGGGCTGTGCAACTTCGTTACGAATGCGTCCTGACCTAGCAGGGCTTCCATGACATCCGTCGCCGCCGCCTCATCCGCCCACACCCGTCGGCCGCGCTTGTTGACCAGTTTGAAGCCGGGGATCTCGGTGCCCTTGTCGGCCATCGCCTTGGCATACGCCTCGACGCCGGCGATCCATGTCTCGATGTAGCGCGCCCCGGCCAGCGCGCGGCCGAGCTGGTCGAGCGTGAGATGGGACGGGATCGGCGGCGCCAGCACATGGTTTGGTTCCGTCACGATATCGAACTCCGTCATGGCGGTTTCGAGCGCCGTCCGGCGCAGCGCCGGGCAGTCGTACGAGGCGCGGCAGAAACGGCAATGGTCGCCGGGATTGAGCGGCGCGTCGGGCTTCACGACGGCTTCAGCGAGGTCGAGCAGATCGGCGGCGAGATCGTGCAACTCCGCGATCGTCATGGTCGTGGTCTGGGGCGGGCCGAGGCGCGGTTGCACGACGACCAGCTCGATGGTCGTGATCTCGGGGCCGAACAGGTCACGCGGCAGGCCGGTCACCGCGCCCAGCGCGTAGCCGCCGAGCTGCGGGTTCACCCGGCCGTCGGGGTCACGGATCGGCACCGGCTGCCCGGCGCCGGTCTTCAGGTCCGCCACCCAGACCGTTGGAGGGCTGACGATCACACTGTCAGCGGTGCCCCAAAACAAATCCGATAAAACCTCAATCCTGAAATCGTGCTCGACCAGCAGATCGCCGCCGAGGCGTTCGTGCGCGGCGAGGACAATGTCCACGTATCGCTGGACGATGTCGGCGCCGTCGGGGTCGTCGGGGATGTAGTCGAGCGCCTTGACGCGGTGCACGAGGCAGTGCGCCGCGACGGCGTGCAGCTCGGTGCCGCGGGCGGCGTAGACGCTGGTGGTGTTGGGCTTCCCGTCCTCCATCCGCATCGAGCCGGGGCACGCCAGGCGCCGGTGCAGGACGCTCATGCCGAGCGGTGAATGACCACGCGGGGCCGGCGCGGCCTCGCTCACGCCGCCGCCCCCCGCTTGCCATACTGGTCGAGCGCGGCGCGGGCCGCCGCCTCGATCGCCGGCCACGTCGCTTTGTCGCATTCGCTCAGGCGGCGGTGGCCGCCGTGCAGCTCCAGCATCTCGATCACGCCCTTGACGCCTTTGGGGTGGCTTTGGCCAACCTTCGACAGCAGCGCGCGCAACTCAAATTCCGACAGCGGCGCCGGGGGCGGTGGTGGTGCCGCGGGCGCGGCCGGGGCGGCGGCGGCGGCGGCCCGCGCGCGGCGGCCGGGGCTGGGCTTCTCAGCGGGAACGGATGTTCCCGTTTCGGGCTCGTCGGATCGAACGTTTGGCCCCCCTGCCTCATCCAGACGTGATTCAGTCGTGTCCACGACTGCCTCGACCACCTCGACGGCCTCAACCGAGGCCGGGGAGGCTGAAGCCGTGGCCGCCACCGCGGGGGCCTGTTCGATCGCCATCGAGGCACCTTCCGACGGCGCCTGAACGGGCCGGCCCATCACGCGCGCCAACAGCGACATCATGTCGTCCATGTTCAGCCGGATGGTGAATACGGCCGTGCAATCGTTTTCCATGTTAAACGGTTTCTCCGAACAGTTGATTGATGACAGCACGTTTCCTGGCGACGATCGACGCCACGCGCTGGTCGATGCTGTCCGCGACGGACAGCAGCGAGACATGCACCGGGCGGGTCTGCCCGGCACGGTAGAGCCGGGCGACGGCCTGATCGAGAGCGGCCGGCGTCCAGTCCGATTCCAGAAAGATGGCGCGCCGGGCGGCCTGAAGGTTCAACCCAAAACCGGCCACCCGCAGGCTGGCGATCAGCACCCGGCACGCGCCGGCCTGGAACGCCCGCAGGGCGTCGGCGCGGGCGTTGGGCAGGGTTTCCCCGGTCAGCAGGCGGGCACCGTGGCTGGCGCCCAGCGCGTCGTGCAGCAGGCGCAAGGCGTCCAGATGGATGCCGAACAACACGATCCTGTCCGCCCCGCCGGCGAGCTCGGCGCGGATCAGGTCGAGCGCCGCCGGGGCCTTGGCGAGGCCGAGCACGCGCCGCGTGCTGGCCAGCGGCAACAACATCGCGTTGAGCCGTTGCCAGCCGGCCTCTTCGCCGCCCTCAAGCTGAGTCAGTACCACGTTGAGCTCGTGGCGTTGCGCCGCCGTCATCGTCGCCTCGATCGAAGCGCGATCGGCGCGGCTGATCTCCGTTGGAACATGGTCGATGATCAGCGGCGGCAGGTCCGTCACGTCGGCCAGCCGCAGGCGGGACGAGCAGGCTTTCAGCGTGTCGGCCAGCTCTTTGGTGTTGCGCGCGCCGACGACGATGGTCCCGAAAGTCCGTTTCACGGTTATGCAATAGTGGTCGATGAAGTCCTGCCGGCGCAGGAAATCCGGCACGGCGGCGGGAAAAAGTCTGCTGAGATGCGGGTGCAGCTCGTCGGGGCTGCTCAACACCGGTGTCCCGGTGGCGACCCAGACCCTCTCGCAGCGGCGGAACAAAGCCCCGGGGCTGGCATACGTCGCGCCATAGAACGCCCTGGTCCTGATCGAGCGGCCGTGCCCCAGCGCGTGGCCCTCGTCGCAGACGGCCGACTGAAACCCGAGTTTCCACAGCTGTTTCCACATCGTTTCGCGGCGCATGAGGTCGTAGGACAGCATGACCACGTCGGCCGTCGCGTCGATCTTGTCACGCCCGGTTCGCAGGATCTGGACACGCGCGCCGGGACGCCAGCGGCGGATCTCGTCGGCGCTCTGGCGCAGCAGCACGGCCGGCGACAGCCAGAGTTGCCGGCCGCCGACGACGCCGCCGGCCACCGCCAGCGCGGCGGTCTTGCCGGTGCCCATCTCCCACAGCAACAACCAATGGCCCATGGCGAGGTCGGCCAGCACGGCTTCCTGATGCGCCCACAGCGCCGGCCGAGGCATGGTCAGTGCTCCCCCGCCCGGCTGTTGTTGTGAGGCGCGGAGTGCAGCGCGAAGTATTTACCTCCGTCCAATCCGAGGTGACCGGCCGATTTCAACATACTGAGCCGCGATGAGGCGGTGCCGAGAGGCAGGTTGTCCCGGGCCGCCAGTTCGCGGGCGCTCACCCCTTCAGGCCCGGCTTCCCCCAGAAAGGACAGGGTTTTGGCCAGTGAAGCCGAGAGCGGCCGGGGCATCGTGGCGCCGTTGACTTCGACCGAGGAAGCCGAGAGCGGCAACGTCGTCAACATCTGGTCGATGACTTCCAGACGTATTCGCGCTCGTTCCAGTTCCCGCCGGGCGGCTTCGCGTTGGGCCAGCACCCACGCCCTGATGTTACTCACCAGAAGGTTTCCTCGTTGGCCGCCGGCTCGTGCGCCGCCGGGGGCTCGCCGGTCCTGATCCAGTCGTCGACCACGCTTTTGAGGAGCAGCAGCCGCGTCCCCACACGCACGACAGGGAGCTTCTTATTGCGGATAAGAGTGTAGATTGTCGGCGGTGGGACACCAAGCAAGGCGGCGGTGTCCGTCACGCTGATGGTGACGCGTTCAGGCGGGTCGTGGGGTTGAGGGGTATTCATGCGGTATACTCCATACAGTGATGGAGATATGGCGCAAGAGGTGACGAGGGACAAGCAGAAATAATTGGGGCGGGTGCAAATAGGGTATTGTGGTGTGAACGATTATCGTCCATATAGGGGTGGTCGGACCGGCAAGGGCACCGACGGCAAGCAGAAGGAACTGACGACATGATCTCGATTTCCGCCGGGCGCGACTACAACACCTACAACAAATACGAGTTCGTCGTGTTCGACGGTGAAGAGGTCATCACCCGTAAGGGCGGCTTCTCCAGCAACGCGGCGGCCAAAAAGGCCGGCCTGAAGGCCGCCAACGACTACCTGGCGAAAGCCGCCGCCTGACCCCCATCAACGACACCGCGCCGGGTGGCAAGGCCCGGAGGCGATCAAAGGAGCAAGCATGACATGACTGATTACGACAGCGATTTCTGGACCGAGGCGGTGATGCTGCGCCAGCGCGCGGCGTTGATGAACATCATTCACAACCCGGCGAAATTCCCTCGCGCCGACATGGATCGCGTCGGCGATGACCTGGAGGCGCTGGACTTCGCGATGATGCGCCGCCACCCGACCGTGGCCGTGCTGCGGGCCATCACCGGGCAATGACGACACCGCCGCCGGGCGCCAACCCGGCGGCGATCAAAGGAGCAAGACCGATGTTTGAAGCAAGCAAAGCAAATCTGGCGCCCGGGCCCGCCAATGTCCAGCCCGCCGATGTCCTGGCGGTGTTTCCCCGCTTCATCGTGATGACCAGCTCGGCCGCGAAAGCCGGTAAATGGGCGCACCAGTATCGCAACGTCGCCGTGGTCGAGACTGACGGTCTCGGCACGCCAAAGTTCATCGGCGCCCGGGCGCGGCACCTGGTCAGGATCACGCGCTACTGGTCGGCGCTCTACGTCGGCTCGACCGACCGGTGCGAATACCGCGTGGCCCTGGCCGAGGCGGAAGCCGACGCGGCGGCGTTGAACGCCTGCCTCGGCGGCGGGGTGGCATGATGACCCCCGGCCAGGCGAGGGCGGCCGGCTACACCGTCACGAAGGTCCGTGCCCTGATCGGCCCGGCGCGGCCGTCGTGGCATATCGCCACCAACATCAACCACCCGTCGGGGCGGAGCGGTCAGCGCGTGGGGGCCGCCTGGCTGACACGGGAGGAAGCCCTGGAAGAGGTCGAGCACCGGATCGGCCTGGACCGGGGGACGCCATGACCCCCGCCACGCGCCTCAGAGGGGCCATGGGGGCGTTGCGCTGGTCGAACGCGGATCTGTCCCACTTCACCGGCGCGAGCGTCTCAACGGCGCGCCGCTGGGTCGTGGGGACGGCGCCGGTGCCCGAGGCGGTGCTGAGATGGGTCGTGGACGTGGCTGACGTGCTGGACCACTGGCCGCCGCCGGTGTGGACAGAGGACGGGTGGGTGGCGGGCGAAACCTGGGCATAAGCCTGGGGATCCTGGGGACGAACTGAAAAGCCACCCGTCGCCGGGTGGCTTTTCGCGTTCGCATCGGCAGTCTGACGCGGACGAAGGCGGGGGCGCCTGGATCGTCCGCGCCGATCAGTCTCAACACGGGGAATCGGTGATGAGTGAAACGGACAAGGCACGCGGCGTCAATCTGGCGCTGCTCGAGGCATTCGCGGACATGCTGGAGGCGCCGCGCTGGCTGGTGTGGTCGTGGGTGAAACGCGGCGCGCGGTGGACCAAGGCGCCGCATATTCCCGGCACCATCGTTCACGCGCGGGTCAACGACGCGCGCGGCGTGGCCTACGCGGAAGCCCGCGCCGCCGTGGTGACGGACAGCCAGCCGGCGGCCGGCGTCGGCTGGCGCCTGCTCGGGGATGTCGGGCGGGTGTGGATCGATCTGGACAAGTGTCGCGATCCGGTCACCGGGGCGACGGCGCCGTGGGCCGCGGTGTTGCTGGCCTGGGCGCCCGACGCCTACCGCGAGATCACGCCGTCGGGGCGCGGCTGGCGGATCATGGGGCGGCTGTTCGACGTGGATCCGACGACCGGGGAAGCGTGGGCGGCGTTTCAGGATCAGGTGCCGATGCACGATTTGCTGCTCGGCGCCGATCCGGCCGAGCTGGAGGGGCTCGGCGGATCGCGCGAGGCAGAGGCGGACGCCGCTTTCGAGGTGTTCCACGCCGCGGCGCGCTACGTGACGGTGAGCGGGCGGGACGGACGCGGGCGCGGCGACGTGGACCTGTCGGGGCTGGTGGCCGGGTTGCGGCGGCTGGCGCGGGATCACGGCGGGCGGCCGGGGCGGGCGGGTCAGCGGACGGGGTTCGACGCCGACGGCGCCAGGGTGCCACTGGAGACGCTGCGCGGGCCGATCGAGGATGTGACCGCGTGTCTGGAGCTGCTGCCCAACAAAGATGTGCATTTCAACACCTGGGTGGCGGTCGGGCTGGCGGCGCATGGCGCCACCGGCGGGAGCGAGGAGGGGTTCGCGGCGTTCGAGGCGTGGTCGGAGAAGAGCGGCAAGCATGACCCGGTGGAATGCCGGAAGAAATGGGATGAGCTCGCGCCGATGTTCGCCGGGATCGAATCACTGGCGGCGCGGGTTCGCCTGGAGGTCGATCGCGACTGGAAGCCGCCGTCACGACGGGCCGAGATGGAATTTGACGTGGTGGACTTACCATCG